ACATACAGTGTGGTTTTTGTAGTAGATAATGTTGTAGTGTCCAATTCGGACACTTTTTGGAGACCGTAATGGTTATCGAATCAACAACACCGGAGACTACGACAGTGGCAACAGAATTAACGGCAACAGACATTACAACCGCTTTGGCGGCACTTTTGAACATCAAAGAGACCGCAGAAGTTAAGAGAGATATTTTTCAGGCCGAGGGTGAGATTAAAACTCGCATCGGCGAAGCGTCAACAGCTGCACAGATCGCAACTCTTAACGCTACAATCTCACAACTGCAAAGTAACGCAGGTTTAGCGCAAGACATCGCGCGCTCAAGCACCGAGGCCGCGTTGGGCTTTGGAATAGTTGGTAAGAATGTATCGGATGTGGCAGGGATTCTTGGCGTTTCGGTCGTCAACGCCACCGCTGGTACAAATAATCTGGTTAGCACTGCTACTAATTTACTTAACACTGCTATCGTTAAAGGTTTTTCTGACGCTGCAACTGTAACAGTTAATGAAGCAGAAAAAACACGCAACTTGATTACATCAAACTACGTTGCTGACCTAAATGCAAAGAATGTGATCTTGGCCAACCAAGTCACCGAATTGCGTGGCGATTGCCGATCACATGAGCACGCTACACAAGCTCAAACACAAAGCTTGTTGTTGCAAATGATTGGCGATATTACAGCCACTAAGCAGGTTGTAAACAATATGGGCAGTGGCAGTGTTAGCGGTCAAACTGCAACAGCAGTAAAAAACTAAGATACGGTCTGGTGACGTATGAGTACAATAACAGTGTTTAAATCGGTCGCTATCGATAAGGTATCGACTGATGCAATTTTTAATAATATCGTAGTAGCCGTGAAAACTGTCTACCCAGACATTATGCAAGAAGCAGTCGCTATAAACGCAGCTAAAGCCGCTTATGAGTCAGAATTGGCATTGATTGCTACTGATGCTTTCAGAGCTGGTGAAATAGCTGTAGCGTAAAAATTAAGCCCCTTTCGTGAGATTGGGGCTTTTTTATTATCGCTTCATTTCCTTGTCAATTAGGAGTCTAACTGCATCTGACTGCCCCCTTTCCTGCAGCCATTCTTTTTGTTCCGGTGTTACCCTGACTATTATGGGAAACATTCCGGTCGGCTTGCGGCCGGCGTTGCGTGGATTGCTCATTTTAAGCCTCCAAATAGTATGTAACATAGCAATACCTAGTGCTATGAAAGTTTGGAGTTAGTATTTTTGCTCCTTTTCCAAACCTTCCCTTATATTCTAAAGTAGTGCCTTCTGGTTTTTTTCTTGAAACATATCCTCTTGTTAAAGATGTGTGACTTAATCTTAAACCTTTCATTTCATTTATTGTGCTCATTTTATTCCCCTTGTTTTTATGCGTCCCAGTTGAGACGTTGAGTAAAGTATACGCGCCATTTTTAATTAATACAATCTTTATTTAAAATATTTTTATCATGTGATATTTTTATTGATATAATTAAGATATGAACGATAAAACTATAGTAGTTAAAACTAGAAAAAAAGCGGGCGGAAGGGTCGCGGGTACGCCAAACAAGGCTACCAAGGCGCTCAAGGACTGCATAGCTGGCGCTTTTGAGAAGGGCGGCGGTCAAGCGTGGCTTGTGTCTCAGATGCGTGAGAATCCAACGGCTTTTATGGCATTACTTGCTAAGACATTGCCAAAAGAAATAACCGCGGAAATAAATGGTGCGATGAAAATCACTAGCATTGTGCGTGAAATAGTTGACCCGGCTAACGATTAAAACTCCGCGAGTTTTCCTGCCATTGCTCAAGCCCGCAAGATTCAAGGGAGCATGGGGCGGTCGCGGCTCTGGAAAGAGTCATTTTTTTGGTGAAATGTTAGTAGAAGAAACTATTGCCGGGCACGTCCGCGCAGTATGCGGACGTGAAGTGCAAAACTCTATCAAGGACTCGTCAAAACAGCTAATTGAGGACAAGATACACTCGCTCGGTGTGTCGTCACTGTTCAAAATTACAGATAAAGAAATCATAGGCCCGAACGATAGTCTTATGGTTTTCAAGGGGTTACAAAACCACACAACGCAATCAATTAAATCACTTGAAGGTTTTAATCGGCTTTGGATTGAAGAGGCTCAGACAGTGAGTCAGAAGTCAATGGATCTGGCAATTCCAACGTTTAGAACCCCGGGCTCACAAATATGGTGCAGCTGGAACCCAGAGCTAGACACAGACCCTGTTGATGTTTTTTTTCGTGAAAATTCCGAAGACCGTAATGTAATATGCGTCAGGGCAAATTATCTTGACAATCCGTGGTTTCCGCAGGAGCTACAGGACGATATGGAGCGCGACAGGCGCCGTGACCCAGACAAATACGCTCACGTATGGCTAGGCGAATATCGTAGAAATAGCGAATCGAGGGTGTTTAATAATTGGCGCGTTGAGGAGTTTGAACGTCCAGTTGGTACAATATATAGATTAGGGTTAGATTTTGGCTTTGCTATTGACCCAACGGCAATGGTTAGATGCAGTTTAGACGGTAACGCACTATATATAGATTATGAGGCGGTAATGGTAGGATGCGAGATAGTAAACACGCCGGATCTATTGCGACGAGTGCCAGAGTCTGACAAATGGTTTATTACCGCAGACAGTGCGAGACCGGAGACAATATCGCACTTACAAAAGCACGGTTATCCAAAAATCACATATGCTAAAAAGGGCGCCGGGTCTGTCGATGATGGCGTCGAGTTTCTAAAATCTTTTGATATAATAGTCCATCCGAGATGTGTTGAGACAATCCGCGAATTGACGCTTTACAGCTACAAAACCGATAAATTGACAGGTGCAATACTGCCAATTTTGGAAGATAAAAACAACCACGTTATGGATGCCTTGCGCTATGCATGTGATGGGATAAGACAGGCTAGACGACCCCCAGCAAATAGACCACAAATACATCGCGCTGAAGGAACATGGATGTGATACTGTTACCACTCACAAAAACCAAGGGGAATAAAAATGGAGTTTACAAGCGTTACCGGCGTTGATCACGCTATTTTAGATATAAGCGCTCCATATATCATACGCGTAGAAATACCGTTTTCTGATGAAGAAAAAGTAATTGAATTGACAAACAAAATGCTATCTATTTTTTATAAAAAACAAGGGGAATAAAATGAACAAATACGTAATAATTGCAGTACTATTGATGTCACCGCTAACAACAGCATATGCCTATGACTACGCGTATGCAGTTGGCGCAGGATCATACCAGATAAACCAACATAACCTTGCCAACCAGCAACGCGAAGCAAATAACATTGCACAGCAGCAATTACAGATTCAGCAGTCGCAATATAATCAGCAGCAATACCAAAACCTTGCTAACCCGGGACAAGGCCAGCAATATTACATTGCCCCGGTACAACCAAGATATTTTGGTAGATAATGAGTCAATTTAATTTTGAATTTATAGAAACTTCTTACGATATTGCTGACAGCGAAATAAAGATAATGGCCGTATTTAAATCAAGGAATGGTGGAAATAATGTTGCATGTGCAAGCATTTATGCACCAAAGCCAGTGCCGCCGTCGATAATTTCAGATGCTTTGCGTGGATTGGCTGCAGAGATAGACAGGAGTTTTCCAGATGGAAAATAGTGAATTAGAAAATAAGCTAGTACCTATAAAATGGGTGTCCAATGAAGAATTGTCAGAAATGTATCCAGATAAAACCGATGAAGATGATGGCGCTGAAAAATCCATAATGATTAATAGTGTAGCATTTTGGGAAATATAGCATAATGACCGTATCAGAATTAATAACGGAATTACAAAAGTTTGACGGGAATAGAGAGGTTTTGATAACTTGGGAGGGTGTTTATATATCAGTTAATAGTTCGGATATATATACATCAGATGATGATGATTATTATCCTGAATGTCGAAAAAATCAATGTGGCCTTATAATTGACGCAGACATCAAATAATGTAGTATAATTACAATGTAGTTATTTTTTAGTCTAAGTGAACCGCAGCCGCGAGTTATTATGTCAGAAAAAGATTTAAATATCGTCAAAGAAGCGCACAAGCGTTTTGCAATAGCAGTCGATAGCGAGAGTGTCGGTCGATTTGAGCGCTTAGACGATATTAAATTCGTAAGGCTAGGTCAACAATGGCCGGAAGCCGTCAAAAGAGATAGGGAGCGCCCCGGCGCAGAACGCCCTATGCTTACAATAAATCGTATTTTCCAGTTTCGCAATCAAGTAATCAACGAGATCAGGCAAAATCGCCCGTCGATTAAATGCCGGCCGGTTGATGATAATGCCGACATTGAAACAGCCGAAGTATTGCAGGGCTTAATTCGTCACATTCAAGAAATATCGCGCGCTGATATTGCATACGATACAGCGGCAGAATGGCAGGTTGATACTGGTCTGGGGTATTTTCGCATACAGACAGATTATTGCGACAATGGGTCATTTGATCAAGACATTGTAATCAAGCGCGTCCCAGACCCAACCAAAGTATATTTTGACCCATCCAGCACGGAGCCAGATGGTTCGGATGCGAAGTGGGCATTTATCATTGAAGAATTTACAAAAGATGAGTTTAAAGCCGCCTATCCTGGCGAAGAAGAAGAAAGCTGGTCAGGCGCAGGAACGGGCGATAGTGCCGCATGGATTAGTCAAGAGTCAATTCGTGTGGCGGAGTATTTTGTCATTGATCAGAAGCCGCGTACATTGGCAAGACTAGTTGACGGCTCAACTATATGGAAAGATCAAATACCTAAAGAGCACATTGAAAGCATAGCAGACGAGCGCCAATCATATGATCCAATATGCAAATGGTACAAAATAGCCGGTGATAAGATCATCGAGTCTACAGAGTTACCAACATCATTTATCCCAGTTATCCCCGTATATGGGTCTGAGGTATGGGTCGAAGGTGTCAGGCACTTGCACGGATTAACACGCTATGCAAAAGATGCGGCCCGATTATACAATTACATGCAGTCTGCTAATACTGAGTTATTAGCACTGGCTCCACGCGCTCCATATATTGTGGCAGTTGGCCAAATAGACGGCTATGAAACAGAATGGCAAAACGCAAATCAGGTAAATCTATCGGTACTAACCTACAAACCAACCACTACGGACGGAACACAAGCCCCACCGCCCCGAAGAGAAATGCCACCCGGAGTTAACCCGGGTCTTGAAGCTGCGATGAATCGTAGCATTGACGACATGAAAGCTTGCATGGGTATTTTTGATGCTAGCCTTGGAAACCGCGAAAGCGACCAGTCAGGCAAGGCGATACTATCCCAACAACGACAGGCAAGTATTGGAAACTTTCATTTTAGCGATAACTTGAGCAGGTCAATAAAACATGCGGGTAAAATCATTGTAGAGATGATTCCAAAAATTTATGATACGGCCAGAGTTGCCCGTATCATTGGCGAAGATGGAGAACCAGAAAGTGTACAAATTAACCCAGAACAACAGAGTTCAAAAACTGAGCAGAAAACAGATAGCGGCGAGATTAAGTATATTTATAATCTGGGTGTTGGCAAATATGATGTTGTTGTGGACACTGGACCGAGTTACGCAACCAAGCGCCAAGAAGCAGCAGAATCAATGCTTGCATTCGTGCAAACTGATCCCGCTATCCTCCAGATTGCCGGTGATTTAATTGTTAAGAACATGGACTGGCCGGGAGCTGATGAAATAGCTAAGCGCATGAAGGTAATGTTGCCGCCACAAATCGCAGCAGCAGACAAAGAAGCAGGCCAAGGCGCGCCGGTTGATCCACAAATAGAACAACAGATGCACCAAATGGCCGACCAAATGCAGCACATGAGCCAAGCATTGCAAGAAGCGCAGAGCGATAAGCAGGAAAAAGAATTACAGTTTAAGATTGACATATACAATGCCGAGACTAATCGCATAAAAGCCGATGGCGAGTTAGAGATTAAAAAGGCCGGGATATTGCATGGAATGGTAGCCGCCGACCTTGCACATCAATTGTCTGCCACGCAAACCCTGAGTGAAGAGTCGCAAGAATTAGAGCAAACCGAAGAACCAGCTCAACCGAGTGCACCACAACCAACCACGGCAGAGGCCGCGCAATAATGAGTGAAAACGAAGAACAAAACTTTGATGCTGAATTAGATCAGGATATTAACGAACTGGCCGACGATATTGTCAATGAAGACTTGCCACTTGAAGAACAACCAGCTGAAATTGAAGAACCAGCGGTCACAAAGGGCGCACAAAAGCGCATTGACGAACTAACACGGCAGAAGCACGACGAACGCAGACGAGCAGACAAGCTTGCCAATGAATTAGACGACTTACGCGCAGCACAGAACAAACAGCCAGCTCAGGCAGCACCAACAGGCGCGCCAGACCCGGACAAATACCCGGCAGGACGCTATGACCCTGACTATCTGGAAGCTCGGCAGGACTGGCAGATAGAGCAGCGATTCCAGCGGGAATCAGCAGCACGACAAAGCCAAGCCAAAGAATCTACAATTACTCAGCTTGAGTCGACTATTAAAGAGACAAAAACTGATTATGACAGCGTTAAAGCTGACTTTTTCACACATGATCTAGCTAGTGTTCCAGCATTTATGGACTTGGTAAAAGATTCTGATAACCCAGCCGAACTTGTTTATTTCTTGGGTAAAAATCCAGAAGAGATTGATAAGATTGGTACGATGACACCCGCACAAGCGACCCGTTACATTGGCCGACTTGAAGCGCGAATTGAAAGCAATACCCCAACGCCGGCCACAAAAAAAGTCAGCGCTGCACCAAAACCGATTACCCCCGTTGGGAGCGCGAAAGGCTCTAACGCTAATAAACAACCAGAAAATATGACCATGGAAGAATTTGTAGCATGGAGCAAAAATAATACCAAGCGTTAAAAATCTAATCGCGTCGTGATGACGCTATTTTCCCAACACAGACGGAAACCTTATTATGTCAAACACCACACTTACCAGTTCCATTATCAGCAAAAAGGCGCTGATGGTGTTAGAAAATACCTTAACCCTTGCCAAAGGTGTTAATCGTGATTATTCCTCAAAATTTGCAGTAGAGAACGCCAAAATCGGCGCTACATACAATTTGCGCAAACCGCCTCGTTACATTGGTCGTGAGGGCGAAGCACTAGCTGTTGAGGGCTCAACCGAGTCTTTCGTACCTGTAACCGTCAATCGCTTGTCAGGTGTTGACATTTCATTTTCAACAACCGACCTTGCGTTAAACATTGAAGAATTCAGTGACCGTTTCTTGGTTCCAGCAATGGCATCAGTCGCTAACAAAATCGACTCTGCTATCGCTAACCTGTACACCGACGTTTTCCGCATTTCAAACGGCGGAGCATCAGCAGCATCTTACGGCACGTCAGGCTATCTGAACGATGGCACTCACAACACTATCGCAGCTGTTCAAGGGCAGATTCTTACAGCCGGTGCGATCTTAACCGAGTCAGGCGTACCAACCACACAGCGCTCAATGGTCATCGACCCAATGAGTCAGGTGTCAATGATTACACCAATGACGGCTCTTTTTAACCCTAGCCAAAAAGTAAGCGCGATCTTTGAAGATGCGGCACTTGCTACCAATACGCTTGGCTTTGATTGGGCTGCTGACCCGAACATCATGCAGTTTACACCGCTTGCTTCTGGCACGTTCTCGGCATTGGCATCCGTACCTGCTTCCGGCGCTACTAGCTTAATCATTACTTGCACGGGTACGGCAGTATTGCCAAAAGGCACCATTCTTTCAATGGCCGGTGTTTACGCAATCAACCCGCAAAACCGCTTAAGTACTGGTCGTTTGGCTCAGTTTGTCGTTACTGCAGACACTACTTTGAGCGCAGCAGATGTGACTATTCCTATCTATCCCGCTTACATCCCTAGAGGTCAGTTTGCAACTTGCGCTGGAACTCCTGCCGGCACTGCCGCCGTTACTACCCACACGGGCGCAGTTGGCGCGGCAGCTCAATCACAAAACATGGCATTCAATCGCAATGCCTTTGCTTTGGTTACTGTCGACCAAGAAATTCCACAAGGCGTCCATTTCGCAGCACGAGAAGTTTACAAAAACATCTCTCTACGTATCGTTCGCCAATACGACATCAACAGCAACCAGATACCAGCGCGTATTGAATGTCTGTTCGGTGTTAAAACCATTTACCCTGAATTAGCAGTTCGTTTAGGCGGCTAATTCATACGGGCCGTAGCAATGCGGCCCATTCATAATTTTTAGGAGCATATCAAATGCCAGATTTACAGAACGTTGGTCTTAACACGGGCATGATTCCCATCGCCACTTATACGGCGTCATACCAAATCAATGGGGGTACAGCTATCGCAGCCGGTGCCACTGTTACCGATAGCGCAACCTTTACCGGCGCGCTTACAACTGACACGAGGTTCAGTATTTGCCCACGGGATGCTTTAGCAGCACTTATCCCAACCGGTCTTGTGCTTGTATCGTGCATTATCACCGCAACCAATACAGCCACTATCGTGTGGCGCAACAGTACTGCTAACTCAGTAACACCGCCGGCTTCCGCTACTTGGACAGGCGTTGTGCTTGGCATGTTCTACCGTTAAAACGAGCATTTTACCGGCCAAGGACGGCCAACAATTAAGAGGTTAAGATATGCAGATACCACAAGTTATAATTGAAAAGCGTAGGGCGACGTACGCCTACAGAGGCGCTGATATTACCCCAGCTGCCACGGCGACGGATGTTTTGACCCTAACCGGTTCGGCTAATAAGCTAATCAGATTAACCAAGATCGGCCTATCGGGTTCAGCGACAGCAGCATCTTTGCAAGATTTGTATATTGCAAAGCGTTTGACGGCAAATACCGCCGGAACATTCACGAATCCAGTTGCTGCAAAGTATGACACCCTAGACCCTACAGCATCCGGCATTATAACGCTTTACACTGCAAACCCAACCGCACTTGGTACGGGTTCGCCATTAGAGGGCGATAAGCTTTATCTTCCAGCGGCGGCATTACCAACGGCTGAGCCTTCCCATTGGAATCGTGAATATGGCTTAGGTGAGGCGCAATGCCCAACAGTACGCGGTGCAGCAGAATCTATTTGTATAGGTTTTGGCGGCGCGGCAATAGCAGCTGGGGCATCGTTCTATTTTTACATTGAATGGACAGAGGAAGCTATTTAATGAAAGATCACGAAAAATTAAAAGTTCTTGAACTTAGGGCCAAGTATGACGCCCTTAAAAATTATCTTGATGAAGACATCGTGAGGGTTTATGAGGTTTATTGCCACATGTTCCACGCTGCATCATGGACGGCAGTAGATAATGACGACTTTGTGAAATGGGCTACTATTCCACCCATTAAGTACATGGCTAAATAATGGCGGCCACCAATGCATTAGACGTTATCAATGGGGCGTTACGCATCCTGCAAACGTCTGCGCCCGATTCTAACCTAGCCGCGTACGAAGCCAATGCAGGTCTTGAGGCGCTTAACTTGATGATAGATTCATGGTCGAATGAGTCCATGATGCTGTACCATATCAAGCAGGTGCAAGACACGCTTACGGCTGGAGTTCAATCGTATTTAATCGGCAATAGCACAGGCGCGACCAAATTCATTACAGCCGGCAACATAATGTCTGTTGAGTCTGCCACCGCACAGATAAGCCCCGGCGCCGACTTCGTAGTGCAGCAAATGGCTTTTGATGATTGGGCGGCTATCCGGCTTAAAGCTTTGACAACCAGTGTAATCGACTATTTTTACATCGATAAGACCTCAGGCACAGCCACAACATTAAATGTTTACCCGGTGCCTAGCGTAAATGTTCCTATGACGCTTTATGTCAAAGAAGCGTTCTCAATGTTCCCAAACCTTACAAGCTCTTTCACATTTCCTCCCGGTTATGGCCGGGCGATGAAGCTGCAATTAGCTTGCGAACTCGCCCCAGAGTATCAAACCAGTGTCGGCAACGATGTTATAGCCATGCTAATGGGGGCCAAAGCAGCCATCAAAAATACCAACAAGCGCAGCATTACTAGTCAAATTGATGTCGCTTTGACCGGCCAAGGTGGGCATTTTAATATTTATAAGGGGCGCTAATGCCAACCCCATACTCATTATTCTCTATAGGCCAACAGTCAAAGTCTCCAAACCTTACGGCGGCGCATCGTCTAAACTTGTATTATGATGTGCAAGACCAAGCCGACAAAACAAATGTAGCGGCATACTGCACACCGGGTACGACTCTATTCTCGGCACCCGGAGCGCAGATAACGCGCGGGATGCATTGGATGGAAGCAAATAATGTGCTGTATGTTGTACAAGCCGGTTTATTAATGGCAATCGCTTCTGATGGATCTGCTATTACACGCGGCACTATGGCGGTAACGGATATTACCGGACCAGTATCAATGGCTAACAATGGCACTCAGCTTTGCATTGTTACAGGTGTGCGTGGTTACATATTCAACACGGCCACCAATGTCTTTACCGATATATCAACGCTGGCAACCGTGCCCGTCGCTACGCCACTTAATTATCCAGCCGATACGGTCACTTTCTTGACCGGTCGCTTTATCGTAAACAGATCTGCAACGGGACAATTTTACCTATCAGGATTGTATAACGGCTTAACATGGGCTTCATTGGATTTTGCAACGGCTGAATCTAATCCAGATAACCTACAATCCGTTATTGCTGATAAAGGCATGTTGGTTTTATTTGGTACATCATCTACGGAAATATGGATGCCGTTTGCTGATGTATCGTTTCCATTTACTAGGGTTAATGCCGCCCCGTCCGATGGCGGACTAGCGGCGCGTTGGTCATTGTCACGATGTGCTGGTAATTTAACAGGACTATTCCGTAACCGACAAGGCGCTTTAATGGTGTGCATGTTAGACGGTTACACGCTAACGCCCATAAGCACAAAGGATGTTGACTTCCTGATCAACAATTACACAACTCCATCTGATGCAGTAGGTTTTGGCTACTCTATGAATGGCCGTCATTTCTACCAGATCACATTCCAGTCTCAGGGCTTGTCGTGGCTATATGACCACGCCAGCGGTTCATGGACGCAGTTGCGCGGCTGGAACATGACTAGGCACGCCGCACAATTAGGCGTGGCATTTGACACTAGATTTGTCGTGTCCGACTATCGGAATGGACAGTTATACACACTTGATGCTAATGTCTTTACAGACAACGGAAACCCTATTGAGCGTGAAATTACCGGAACACATGCATTTGCGCAAAGTAGAAACGTAACGTCAATTAGGAGACTGCGTGTTGACATAGAGGGCGGTGTAGGAACCGTATCTGGACAAGGCAAAAACCCACAAGTGGCGCTTACAATATCGCGTGACGGCGGCCATACATGGGGCGCATCATTATTGACCAGTCTTGGTAGTATGGGCGGGTATTTGAGTCGGGCAGAATGGCGCAAACTTGGCATGTCTAGGAATTGGGTGTTTAAACTCAGAATTACAGACCCGGTTAAAGTTGTTATAATTGCTGCAATTATAGAAATGACGGAGTTCGAATCATGATTGCGCAAATAAAGCTAAAATTCCTCAAAGAATTTCGTGGGCTTTATGGGACAACATACGATAAAGGGAAAATTATTGATTATTTTCCCTTTAACCATGCTTACCATGGAATGACAGAGAAAGAACGGGTGGAAAAAGGAATATTCGTTACTTGCCATGGGAATGGTGAGTTTAATTGTTTTAAAGAGTCCGAAGGAGACGTTGCTGCATATTTCTTGCAGACAGATGATGCCGCAAACCCTTTTGTTTTTGATGATGGCGAATTATGACACCCCCACAGCCGCCCGTACAATCTAGCCTTGAGAATAACGGTATTCTGGAAATGTCGTGGTCCGCGTACTTCTCGACGCTTACAAGTTATCTTGGCGGGATGCCATTTAGCAAGCAGGCGTTACCAAATTTCACAAACGACACAACAGCCGCTGCCGGTGGTGTAGCGTTATACGCCTACTATCGGAATGGCTCTATTGTCATGCAGAGGGTGGTTTAATGTCAGATTATGACGACTTCCTTTTAGAGTATGGATTAACTGAGGATTACGTACAATCACTTACTCAAAATAAATTAGATCAAATACCTTTGCCTGATGGATTTGTGCTATTGGTAAAAGAATCTCCGATTAATGGCGTAGGTGGATTTGCTGATTGTGACATTCCTGAGCATTCGCTTATTGCTCCAGCGAGAATAAACGGCATGAGGACTCCCGCAGGAAGATACATTAATCATTCTGCTACGCCTAACGCTCAATTTTTCCAATTGCCTAATGGAGACCTTGATTTAATATCGACATTTGCGATCAGTGAGGGGGATGAAATAACGATAGATTACCGCCAAGCAATATCAGTAAATGGCAGTGGCTTAAAGCCAATTTATCAATTCCCATCACTTATAAATAAAAGTGGAATTAACGTGTCAGGGATGACTAACAGGCAAAAGATAGATGTTGCTCAATGGGTATTAAAAAATAACTATGTAAATATTGCAGATGATATGCCCGTCAGAAATTTCATTCATGCTGGAATGTATGCTCGTGAATTAACCATAAATGCCGGGATTGCATTGACTGGTAAAATACACCTTGAGCCTCACTTGTGCATTATTTCATCGGGCGACATAAGCATCATGACCGACAATGGCATGACGCGTATAAAAGCACCGTATACTTTTGAGGCAAGCGCAGGCATTAAAAAACTCGGATATGCCCACGAAACAACCGTGTTCACCACTATACACGCAACAGAGCTAACAGATATAAACGAACTTGAAGCCGCATTATTAGATGATGGCAATATAGACTGGATTAATGAATTAATGTCGGGAGATATTATATGTCAGCAGTAGCTATCGGGGCGGCGGTTATAGTCGCCGGCGTAGGATATGCGGCAAGCTCAGCAAGCGCAAGCTCACAATCTGACGCAATGGGGAAAGCAAGCGCAGCGCAAGCTAACCAATATGATAAAACAACGGAATATTTAAATAAGTCAAGAACACAAGCCCGTGCAGATATGCAGCCGTATGTAGATACGGGAAACGCGGCAAATAACCAGCTTTCATGGGAAATGGGTACTGGTGGAACACCGACAGGATTTATCGGTACTGGGCAGAAAGGCGCATTATCACAGCCTTACAGCAAGGAGCAGTACCAGAATGACCCATTGTATACACCAATGGTCAACAATTTGCAGGAATTACAAGCCACCCCAGGCTATCAATTCCAACTCGACCAAGGCTTGCAGTCGGTAAACAACTCAGCGGCGGCCAATGGATCATTATTGTCTGGCAGACAGCTTAAGGACATAAACAATTATGCTCAAGGGCAAGCGTCAACCGGCTATCAAGCGGCATGGCAGAGAGCACAGCAAGCTTACAATCAAGCCTTTTCAAACAATAATACGACCAATAACAACACTTTTAACAGATTACAATCTATGTCTAATAACGGGCAATCTGCAGCTCAAAGTCAAGCTGGCGCGTCAATGTCAGCAGGTGCGTCCTTAGCGGGTGCATCGTCAAACTATGGCAATAATCAGGCGGCCCTAGCAATGGCACAAGGCCAGAATCAAGCGAATATGTATACCGGCATAGGCAACGCCGTAAACTCAGGTATTGGCGCTTATTCAGCATTTAGTGGAAATGGTGGTAATAGTGTAAATAACGGTAATACTGCTGGAAGTTTCAATACTCTAGGACAGCAGATTAGCGGTTCTATAACGCCTAAAATGACATTCGGAGGCTAACATGGATTACTCAATACCCGTAGTACAACCTGTTTCTCTTGCCGAGTCTATGAAGCAATGGCAGGATGTTAAAAGAGGCCAGCAAGAGCAAAAACTTAATGAAATGAAGTTGGCTAACGCGCCAGAAGAACAGGCCATGCTTAGACAGCAACATCAAGCCAGCTTGGCGAACTCGCAGCAGCAGTTACAAACAGGACAGCAAACGTTTGATATAAAGCAGCATGCGCAATTAAAAGGCTTAACCACCGATATTATGGCCAAGCTTGAGCAAACCGCACAAGCACAAGGAATACCAGCGGACCCAAATAACCCTCAATATCAACAGTTGGCACACCAAATTTACATGCCATATATCCCAGCCATACAACAGGTAACGGGAAAGCAGATTGACCCTAATCAGCCAGTTGATGTGAATGCCATGGCGGCGATATCTGGATCAACCCCCGGCCAACAACAAGCACAGGACATTCAAGGAAAGGTAGCAGAGAAACAGGCGCTTATGCCTGTAAATATTCAGGCCGCACAAGCCAAATATAGGCTTGAGCATCAAGGCGAACTTGAAAAAGAGCAAAGGGTGTTAGCTGGACAAAAAGAATTAATAGATTATAAAACAAATGCAGAAAATATTGACGCTGGATTTACGCCGGGTGCGATTGATAATGCGGCGGCTCGATATAATGCCGACGGGACATTGCCGCCAATGGGCATGGGGAAAACTGGTGCAGCTGGCAGGCAATCCATATTGAATAGAGCGGCTGAGATAGCCGGTGTTTCAGGTGCAGATCAAAGGACTACTCAGATGCAATACAAAGCCAGCGCCCAAGCACTAAATCAAATAACTAAGCAACAAACAA